ACCAGAATTTATTGTTTGATTACTTGTTAAAGTTGCAGGAAAACTTCTATTAGCACCCCAAATAATTCTTACAGCACCAGCACCACCGTTATGACCACCTCTCCCAAAAATTTGACCGAGCTCTACTTGAGGACCCATGGGTCCTCCTCCTCCATATTCCACACCGCCCTGTGGTCCTCCACCTGATCCAAATTGGCCATCTCTATTATTAGTAGAATCTTGACCACCAGCACCACTCGCCCCTTCTCCGTTTATTCCTACACCACCACCCTTACCAGCATATTCTTCACTACCACTACCAGTAGATCCATAGACACCTTTAGCACCACCGCCACCGCCACCACCAGCACCAGCACTACCAGCACCAGTATATCCACCGTCACCGCCGTTACCTGAATATCCACCTGCGCCACCACCGCCACCACCAACTGCTATCGGTGTTACTCCATTTCCACCATTGCCACCACCATCACCAACATAATCACCACCAGAATCAGACCCCCCACCACCCTTTACAGTAGTTAATGAATTAAAATATGAATCTTCACCTGCTGTGCCCTCGCCAGATGAATAGTCTTGACTAGCACCAACACCACCCGCACCAACAACAACTGTATAAGAATTTCCTGGAGTTACAGTAATATTATTTTTCCAACCAAGACCACCGCCTCCACCAGAATGAAGACCCCACCCATTATCTCCTCCACTGCCACCACCAACAGCAACCACACATACAGATGTTACGTTAGCAGGACATTCCCAATCATATGTTCCTGGTTCTGTAAATGATATCTCTCCTTGAGATGTAAATAAACCATGTGCATCTGTACTTCCAAGAAGAGTTGAATCTGTCTCACTAGCTCCTACTTCTATTGAAGTATAATATGAATTACTAAGTTGTGGAGTTCCTGAATACCATGTTAAAGAATTGGTAGTGGCAGTAACAGCAATTGATTCATAGATATAATTACCATAATTTCCTACCCCACTTCCATCTGCAGGTAAAGATAAAATAAACACTTTATCTTGTGCGCTATTTACATCATCGTCATACGAACCACAAATATCCAATTCATCTCTAGTAGAATTATATGAGATCGTCCCGACACCTACATCCCATTCATTTGTTGACCCAGAAACATTTACTGAATGTTTTAAAGTTCTTGCCCATGCAATGCTCTTATCAGAAATCTTAAGTGCTCCAATCACAGGAATTTGATCAGTGGTCTCCTTTCCAAGGAAATATATGTATGTATTGTCAGTAGTTAATTCTGTAATGTTGAATTTGTCATTAAATGAAGATGTAGTTTCTTTAATAATAACAGACCAATCAATATTACCATTTGCAGAATTAAAAGCTGCAATTCCACTAGCATTTAAATTGGTGGCAATATTCGTCCCCCCGTGCCGATAACCACCATATACAGTTCCATCAGAAGTAATACATACACCATCTCCCATTACACCATTTGGTTGAGTTGATGGACTGCCTGTCGGTCCACTTCCTGATTGCCAAGTCTTTGACCATACAACAGTAGAAGTATCGCGTTCCAATTTGGTCCAGTTATATGTTTGGTGCTGTACTGGATTACTATTAGCACTATCCCTACCACACAAAGCAATATGCGTATCATTTGCATGCATATTATACCAGAACTCCCCACCCATGCCGCTTGTATTATGTCCATGACTCACAAGGAAACTTTCTGTACCAAAATTTATCGCAGATCTCCAAAACTCATTCGCCCAGTATGGTGACGTACCACCATCAATCCATATATCTCCAGATGCATTACATATTCCATCATTTGATACGATTAAATTTTTCGGAAATGCTCTTTTGTCTGTTCCGGAACTATAAGAAGAAACATAATGGTTATATGTGTCTCCAGTTGCAATATTGATATGAGATACTACAGCTTCTTCTGGTGTTGCCGCACCAGCACTAAGAGGACCGCCCGCACTCATGATTGCTAAATACGTTCCATTTGGAGAAATGGCAATCCTATTGCTTCCCCCAGTACTATGTGTATATTTGCTTGGCATTGATTTTTGCCATGCAACAGATCCATCAAGATTCAGACGGAAATAAAACTGATTGGTTATTCCGTAAATATTGCCTGTATCATCACTTATAATGCGACCTGTCCCTTGCGCCCATGGAAAATCATATCCCAAAGCATTATTATTACCCATTGATGCAATGCTTGAAGCACCACCAGCACCGCCACCATCGCCAATAAAACCTGCTGCCGTTACTTGTCCAAATCCAGAACCACCAGCACCTTTTACAGTAGTTAATGAATTAAAATATGAATCTTCACCAGGAGCACCACGCTTGGTTGTATAGTCCTGCTGTCCAGCTGTGCCACCAGCACCAACAACAACACTGTAAGTAGAACCAGGAACTACAGTATAATCGTTTATATACCCAAGTCCACCGCCTCCACCTGATGTATTACCATGTCCATTATCTCCACCACCACCTGCACCAATAGCAACCACACATACAGATGTTACGTTAGCAGGACAAGTCCAACTATGTGTTCCAGATTCCGTAAAATCTTCTTGTCCTACAGCACCAGTACCAGGAACAAGTCCTGCACTACCAATAATTAATGAATTTTCCCATCTATTAGTAGTATTATTCCACGTAATACCATGCCCATCCTGTGGAGTACTAATCAAAACATTATTAAGATCTGTTAATGTAATTCCACCATTAACAGCATCACTTACCGTACCAAGAGATTTATTTTCCCAATTTCCAATAGAAGGATTCCACGCAAGAATTTCTCCTTCGCCAGGAGAAGTAATATTAACATCAACTAAAGATTCTATGTTGGTAGGAATAGTTGGTTTGTTAGTGAGATCATCATAACTTCCAGAGAAAAGAACAGGAGGAGTATAAGTAAATTCACCATTCAGATTATTATATACAAGTCCACCACCAGCATTTGGTGTATTATTAGATCCAATAGAGATACTTGATAATGTTAAATACCCTACTGTGCTATGATCACCCCAACCATGGGCAGTATTCCAATCAGCACTATTATCAGTAACTACACTATATGTACCACCACCATTTGTTGCACACAATCCACTAAATGCAAAATCTCCATCAACAACAATATCAGCAGGTATTGCTTCTGAAGTTAAGTATCCAGAAAGATCTGGTGGTGTATATGTAAATTGTCCTGTGCCATTATTATAAGTAACGTCACCAGAACCAGAACCAGATGGATTGGGTTTAACGACACTAATATCAGTTAAACTAAGACCACCACCAGATCCACCACCAGTAAGATCTGGTGCAGCAATCCATGATCCTAAACCACCATTAGCAGTATCATCAAACTTAAGAACTTCTCCATTTGATGGAGAAGATGCAGAAACATCACTCAAACTATCCAAAGAACCAACTTCTGCGGGAGTGTATTTAAAGACTCCTGCTGTATTATCATATGAAATTGCGCCGTTACCAGAAGCAGCATTTGGAGCTCCAACAGAAAGATCTGTTAAAGAAATACCGACATTTCCACCAACCTGTTTAGTTGGTGTAGAAGCATATACTATAAGAACACCACCAAACAAACTAGGTGCTAGTGCAGTTGTTCCATCATTACCTAACCACGTTGCAGTAAATCCTGTTGTTGTTTTATTAGTTATCCTGACACTATGAGTATCATACTGTTCTCTTTCTGATAGTACATAATAGTTTGCATCAGATAGAGCAGTACCAAAGGTAAAATCCATCTCACCATAAGTGGCGGATTGGTTATCATTATCATAAGCGTCCCATGTCATACCAGTACCAGTACCAGCACTATCACCACTAACATTTGCGAATGCTACTGGGAGAATTTCATCAGTACCTCCCCCACTTACTCCTTGCAAATCAGCAGCTAAAGACCATTGAGTACCATCCCACTTTAAAATTTGCCCAGTACTAGGATTACCAGCAGAAACATCAGTTAATTCATTTATAGCACGATCAACATCATCACTAATTTGCCATTTAGTATTTGCTAGATCATATCTTAAAATACTTGCTGCAGCAAGTCCAGTAGTATCTACATCAATAAGATCGTTTATTGAATAACTGTGACTATGATTTCCTGATGAATACCCAGCAGCACCATGATCACCCCAACCATAAGCAGTATCCCAATTCGCAATCTTTGCATTGGTGACATTAGCAGCATCAGAAGCAGCATAGACAGGATCAGTTTCTGAAGTTAAGTATCCAGAGAGATCTGGTGGTGTATATGTAAATACTCCTGTTGTGTTGTTATAGGTAACAGCACCATTAGCAGAAGGAGTATTTGGAGTCCCTACCGAAATTGAACCTAATACATTTGGTGGTGTATATGTAAATACTCCTGTTGTATTATTGTAAATAACAGACCCATTACCTGAAGGAGTATTTGGAGTACCTACTGAAATACTTGATAATGTTAAATACCCTACTGTGCTATGATCACCCCAACCATGTGCAATATCCCAATTTGTTATCTTTAAAGTTGTTACATCATTAGCAGGAGACGCGGAAAAAACAGGATCGGTTTCCGTAACAACATATCCAGCACCGCTATGGTTACCCCAACCATATGCAGTACTCCAATTAGCAATATCTGTTACATCTATTCCAAAAGAAGCAGATGCGGTAAATACGGGATCAGTTTCGTTAGTAATATTTAAATTTTCTACATCAGCGGCAAGAAGATTGATCTCTTGCCTTTGTTGCTCAAGACTAAAATCTTTTTGTACGTTTCTAAGGACCATTTGACTTCAGCAGCTGTTGCAATAGGGACTTTATTTCACTTATCTCACCTTTCATAAAATCCATTTCTTGTTCCATATTATGGAATTTATTTCTGGATTTTTTATATTTTTCAAAGGCAGATCTGTCAGTATTTATGATCGCACCAGTATTTAAATCACGGTATAGATGATCACTATCTTTCACCTTAATAGTTTCCATTTAGGAACCTCTTAATATGATGCGACAGCTCTCAAATCCTGAACTTTTGGTACAAATGCGGGATTTGATGACGCCATCACAATTTTAATTGCGAACGATGAAAACTCTGGAAGATCGTTGGTACTATATGAAAGTTCTTGATATGATGATTGCTTTTCGGAAATAGCACTAATAGAATTTTCTGAGGTAGCAATCACATTTGTATCTGGAATACCAGTTTCATTGAAATATACCCATTCAATGTCCTCAAAATTTTCTTGAGAAGAAGATTTTTTAATTCTATAAAGTACTTTAATATTCCCAATATCAGAAACATTTACCGTAGTCTTAACATCAATTGAAGTTGCTGGATTTTGAATAGAAACTTCTTTAGTTACGTACTTAGCAGAACTAGAACTGTTCTTTGATTGATTATCAGAAATGAAGTCAACCCCATCAGTATAAGTAATTTTTGAAACTTCTATGAATTCATGTTCATCATTTGGTTGACCTTCATAAGACAGAAGATCACCTACTCTGAAAATATCATCATCTTGCAAATCAGTAGAAGCATTTCTAGTAAATTCTGCTCCCTCAACAATTGCACTTGTATAATCATTTGATATTGGATGCCTATCATTAACTAAATTTAATGTGCTAGACTTTTGATTCCATAATACAATTTTACCAGTAATCCTATTAGCATATATTTCAGCAACAACAGATGGATTTCTAGCAGTAACATATGTTGGTGGAACTATTGTATTTGGAATTTGGAATATAACTTGAGATACCCCACTCAAACCAACTGTTGTAGTTCCAGCAAAAGTCTGATTGGAGAAACTTAAAGTCTCACCAGGAGTGAATGCATTAGTAGATTTTAATTTAACTGATATTGTTGTTCCAGATACTTTAACAATTTCTCCTATTGCATTAGTTGTTGATCCTTCAACCGTTTGATTAGATTGAATAACTTCGGATGAAGTATCAATACCCGAAACATTAAAGTTATAAACAGGATAAAATTCCAGAACTTGATTCCTTCTTCCAAATCTATCTTCAGAACCCTTTGCGTTTTCAACTTTATTTGAAATTGTCTTTACTGTAGAACGAGAAAGATCAATCAATGGGGAAAGATGTGAAACAGTGCTCATCAAATTCATTTTATATGATAAAGACCTATCTACACCATTAATTATTTCATTAATCCTAGAAGCAATAACTTTCTGATTGATGAAATAAACATCTTCATTTACAAATGTCTTCTCATAATCTGATTGTGTATAAGAAGTAAAACTATTTACGTTATCATCAATTGGTGAAATGTTTGTAGTTTTAACGAAACTATTAACTGTTGTTTGTGCAAATGACAGATATGGAACCGTCGTGTGAATTTTCTCAAATTTTCTATTATAAGAAGCAAGTATTGAGCTTCCTCCACCGAAAGAATTTGAAGATGATCTAGACGATGATGTAATATTATAATAATCAATTCCTGTATTTCTTACTTGGAATAAATTACTGTTGAGTTGAGAAGAAGCAATCCCACCAACATCTTTTGTATTCTTGAAGAATACATATGACTTATTATCAGAATCAAATCCATTATCTTCGTGATTTATTCTTACCACGAAATTATTATTCTTGAATAATGTTGAAGTAGCAGATGTATTTGACTCTGCATTAGTTTCAATACAATTAGCAGATAATGGTTCGTATCCTAAATTCTCATTAGTTAGAGTAATAGAAGCAGTCCTACTAATATCAAATTCGGCACGATTAAGTGTAAATTTAACATCTTCAAACAGATCTTCCGTCCAATTATTCGTATTTTGTGATTTGAATAATGATCCTAACGCTGGCTGAGTAGTTACTGTTGTACTTGTAGCAATCTCAACTTCACCCAATTTAGATGCCCATAATAGGTAATCAATTGAATCAGTTTCAATAACCAAAGAATACTCAGTATCTGATTCTAGATATATTGGATAATCAAATTTGAAGTTTGTTGGAGTAATTGAAGGTGTGATTCCACTCTCATCAATTGCAATTCCCATACGGACTGCTGGACTATCAATAGTGATATAAGATTCAATCTCTGCACCTGCATTACCAGTTCCAGTTCCATTAATGACAACTGCTGGAGGTTCTGTGTATTCTGAACCAGAAAGAACAATTTCTGTGTGATAAACTTTACCACCAGAAACTCTCACGGTTGCTGTTGAATTTCCTCCTCCTGGAAGTTGTGGACTCTCAATAGTCAAAATCGCAGAATCATAATCAGATCCTGTATTTGTCACTTTCAAATCAGTAACTCTACCGGAATCTTTAGTAATTTTTAAAGTTGAAGTTGTATTATTTAAATTGTTATTTTCAATCAATGAAGGGATTGATAAATTCTCATCCTGTTGGAAAGATCTACCATTATGATTACTTAAAACTAATGTATAAACTTGATCACTAGTTAAAGTAAATACTCCTGTTGTTGATGATGTTACTTCAATGTTATTTTTATCAAATAACTTAGATATAGGACCAGATGCATTAGAAGATGAACCAGTTACCTTTTCATCCTTAGTGATAGTTAATGTTTCACTTGAAACAACTCTCAAGTAAGTTTCTGGACTTAAAACTTTTTGTGTTCCTGGAATGATATTCTTTCCAGGTTTTCCACTTTGAACATCAGTTAAGTATACTCTCAATGGAATTTTATTACTCTTCTTGGAGAAGAATAGATCTAAACTAGTTGCAAAAACTCCACCATCAAACCCTTCTATGGTGAATGTCTGAGCAAGAGGATTGGGTTTAATTGGGTTCTCAGTGTTACTATCTGTAATCTGAATACCTTCATTGGATTTAAAGAACGCTGGAGTAGTTGAAACAATTGAAGATGGATTTTCTGGTAATAATCCAGTAGCATAGAATTTAACTTCTGCGTAAGAATCAACTTCTTCTTTTGGAGAATCAGAAGCACTGGAAGTGAATCTAATTGTTTTAACTCCTGTTGTAAATCTTACTTCATCTGCATCATCGTCATATACTACAGTCTCAACATTTCCAGACCAAATAGCATTCTCTCTAGGTGGTTTTCCTGCAGGAACTAAAATAATTCCACTGGCATTACCATTCTCATCAGTCTTTACCTGACCATTAAATGCAGAAAGAGAATTTCCAGAAATTCCAGTATATCTGAAATCTGGATTCACCCAACGTGCAATATCTCTTCCTTCCATGAACACTGAGATATTTGTATTTGGTTTTAGTCTACTAATGTTAAACTTAATAGGAATACTTCTAGCAAAGAATGATAACGACGTAGAAACGACATTTGATCCAACTCCCTTGGTGGAAATACCTTTACCAATCTCATTATTCTCTGGACTAATATTTGAAGAACTAGATATTGATGCACTTGTTACTGTAGAATCGGAAACTGCACTATTAACATCAGCAAAAGATCCAATATTAAAGAATGATCTATCAGCACCTAACCAATTAACCTTATATGAATTGTATATGCTAGAGAAAGCATCCTTCAATTCATTCTTAGCAATAAAAATAGAATATAGATTAGTGTTATTATCATTTACTAATGGAGATACGCTATTATCATACCAAGAATCTACATTTGGTCCAATAAATGCATCACCAACATATTGAAGAACAACAAATGGGTTTGGATTAATTTCCTTAGTGGCAAAAGAATTACCAAGTAATTCTAGTTCTGAATATGGAAGAGTAACACGATCTCCAGTACGTGAATAACCATCAATAGATCTTTGGTCATCTCTCTGATTAACTTCAATCAAACTAAACGAATCTTCCTTAGATTGAGGTCTCATTACAGATTGTTGTGTGTCAATAGAACACTTGTAATCAAGTGATCTTAAAGACCCAATCTTATGTGTCTCAAAATTATCCACAATGAACCCACTCTTGAAGCGATTAACACCTGAAGAGTCAATAATCTGCATATTTAATGCTTGTTGCTCAAGAACACTCAATAAAGTGTAATATTCCAATCTTTCAATTCTTTTCTCTAACTTACCAATATCACGCATCGTATAACGACGATTATCAACTGCTGTAATCCTCACATCTTTACTACTCTGAGTAAATGCAGGAACATACATGTAGTACAAAGGTACTGCACCGCTAATCAAATCTGGTTTTGTTGGATTCAATGAAGAATTACCTTCTTTAATAATAAATTGACCTTTCTTATCTAAGAAGAGACCATCAATTCTATCCAAATACTGCTTCTGTGTGAATGAGAATGTAAATTCTAAGTTGAGATCTGGAGCTGGTGTGCTAGTAATAACACCACCTGTACCAGTAAATGATCTGGTATTTGAAGAAGAGAGAAGCGCATTGTCTTGAAATCCAGATATAATAGAATTGTTATCTACTTTAGGTCGGTAATCTAAAACATCTTTTAGTGAAATTTTACCTAATGTAGGTGAGTTGAAAGATGGAATTTCTTCAGATCCAACACCAGCTTCATGTAAGTATGAATCAACTGTACAGAAATCGCCTTTTGTATGCTCAAAATAATCAAATGCAATAACCAGTTGTCCTGCAGGAGGATCAAATCCTGGTTTTAGTACAATTCTGGAAAGGTCATATACAGTATCTCTTTGTCCATCATCAAAAGTAAATCTTTGAGAAACATCAGTACCACTAACAAGATTACCATTTCTATCAACAACAGGTGGTTCTGAAGATGATCCTTCGTAAATATATCTCAATTTATATGCATCAGCATAACTATAAACTTGGAGACTTTCCGAATCATAATCATTACCGCGGAATGGGATAATCTTATCTCCAGGTGAATCAATAACAATTCTCTTATTTACTACTGCTGTCTTTAATCTTGGTTTTGCCTTAGTAACTTCTAAAGTTGCAGTAAGTTTTAATGTCGGATACACACCACCTATAGGAATTGATCCAAAATAAGTAGCAGGAAGATTCAAACTAACACTACCAGAAGTCAATCCACTAGCAGAATCTGTAGATGCTTTAATTGATACGTGTTCTGGTGTGATATAAACAATATCACCTTTAACTATATCAGGTGCATCTCCTGGATTAAGAACTGTTACCAGGAAGTTACTTTCACTAAAAGAAACAAACCTTTGTGTACCAAATGGCAACTGAGCAGCGAAAGTAATAGAACCTGCTCCACCAACACCAGTTGTAACAAAATCTCTTCTCAAGTAATGAGAAATCTTAGAATCTTCACTGTCTGCAACAATAGAACTTACTTGTGAAGAACCAGTCTTATAAAGTAAAGTTCCTTGATTAAAGTTTGTAATAAAAGGACGTACTCTTACAACACTACTATTACTAACATCTCTTGGTAAAGATCTGTCTATATAAATTCTTGATTTTAAAACACCAGCTGGTTTAGTTGAATACTGAACAATTGCACGAACGATTGTATCATTACTATCTGTAAATTGAATTAAATCTCCCTGCTGAACAATTTTGGTGGAGTCTCCACCAAATCCATTACACTCAATGAACTTTCTACCAACATTTCCACTAAATGTGAAATCTGTAATAGCAGTAATCTCAGCGAATTTTTCTTTATTGACTTCAATATCTGATGTAAATACATTAGTATTACCAGATCCATACTCACAGAAGAATGATTTAACATGCTGTGGTGTGTAAGTAACAACAGAATTTCTAACTAATACTGGTGTGATAACAGATGCTGAAGGATTTCCTCCTCCAGATCCTTGAAGAACATCAATAACGGGTGGTTTGGAATACTCAGTATTGAAGAGTGATCTATTAACTACAGTAGCGTTAATAATAGCACCACTTTGAATATTCAGATTAACTTTTGATGAATCAAACTCAACACCATCAATTCTTAATTTGGAACCATCAACATAATTAGATCCCCTATTATTAACAACAAAATGGGAAATAGTATTATCTTTGGCAACCCTTAATGAATTATTATTTTCATCCCTAATAGTCTCGCCAGACTTGAAATTTCCAAAAAGTGTTTTTACCATCAAAGTTTTATTTGTGGTAAATTTACCTTCTGATGGACCTTCTACAACTCCATATGCACCACTTTCTAAGCCATAAACATATTTTCCAGAAGAGAATCTTCCATCAGCAACAATTTCCTCATCTAATAAAATCTTAGTAAAGAATTGGGGATCAAAGTATGAAAATCCAAAGGTGGTATTATAAACAGCATCACCATTGGAAAGTCTACCTTTTGAAATTACAGCATCGGAATCTTCATTAAAACCAGATCCTCTTTCAATTAACGTGATATTACTTGGTTTAGCAAGACCAATCACTGGTGTGATAGTTTCGTTATAATCAACAATAGTTCCTAATGCATTTCCACCATTGATTGCTTCAGTCTCAGTTAAATAAATTTCTCTATATCTTGATCCTGATGATTCATCATACTCTAAGAAATATGTGTCTAGAATATCTTTTCTAGCAGTAATAGTTAATTCTAGAAAAGTAACTCCGCTACTAGAATTTACTTCAATTCTGTTTACTTTTGAGAATGATAATGATTTTACCGAATTAACTACAGATGGTTCTCCAACATCAGTTCTTGTTTGAACAAACCACAATGTTCCTAGAGTAGACTCAAAGTTAGCGTCAGTTAATGTTGAATATGTATTTGCATGATAACTATCAATATTAACATAAATCGTTTTGATTCCAGAATTGACATTAAAGAATGTACCTCTACGATTTAATGTCTGTTTGTAATCGTTTACTCCTTCTGTATTGTTTAAACCAATACTTCCATCATTAAAATTAGAGCATAAAAATACATTTGGATATGCTGTTAATTCAGATCCCTCAGCATTTAATGGGATAGTTCCATAAGTATTTGTAATTTTGTAAGTAGGTAACCCTTGCGTCTTTAACCTAATATCATCCCTTTCTAAAGTTTCTCTAGCCTTGTTTACATCAACATACTTAGTTTCTTTGCTTACAATCTCAAAACCTTTAATATATGCCTTTCCAGGACCAATGCTAGCAACTAATTTTTCCTTTGCTGTTTGTAATTCAATACCATTTACTAGTCCGAATTCATCCTTTCCATAAACACCAAGATTTCCATCTTGCTGATAATATTCCCGAATATCTAAGGAGAAATTATCAACAACGTAATCTCCAGACTCGTCATAAGTTCTTCTAGCAAGTGTTTGCTCTAAAAGATTATAATCAGTTGGAGAAATAATACTTTGTACTACACCACTACGAACAGATAGAAGTTGAATAAAGTTCTTATCTGTTATCTCTGTAAGCGAATATTTTACTAGATTTAGTACAATCTTTAATCTATGAGCTCCAGGTGCAGTATAGTTACTGGATCCAATAGCATTATCATATAAAGAATTGTCTTCTTCTGGAGTTAAAATACTTTCTGTAATTTTAAATCCAATCTTTGCAGATGGTTTATTATAATATTTGTCAATTACTAATAGTTGAGAACTATTTTTTACAAAATACCCATTTACAAAATAAATTCCTTCTTCTACTTGTACAGCAGATGCATATCCCATAGCGGGACTTTCAAGTGAAGTATTCGTATTATTATCTGAATTTGATACTTCAATACTTGTTGGTAAAACACTACCGTCTGTTCCAACTACTAGTAATGGAGTATTAATACCATCAACTACCTCTAGTGTTTCACCCTGTCTAAACGTCTCCTCATTGCCTGCATCGCCACTATTGGTATAATTTACGTATATGACATCAGAAGCGATTTCAGTCGCCGTAAACGCCTCCACAACAGTAGCTACGACACCAGAAGTCAAACCCCTCAAACTCTGGGATTTAAGACCACTTACGTCGTATTTTTTATAAACAATCTGACCATCTTGATTTATAGGAATTTCAGATACTGAAGATAATTTTACAAAATTAAGTTTGGTGTTTAACCCAACTTCACCAGGAATGACAAGTTCACCTTGCTTGAAGGCATACTTACCAAACTGTTCAATTTGATTCTGTAAAATTGATTGTAACTGAGTTAATTCCCTACCCTGAATAGAATACCCAGGACGGAATAAAACCTTATAAAAATTTTTATCCTGGTCAAAGTCATCGTAGAATGGAGCTACGTTCAGGTTTGTCTTTTGGGGCATCTCGCAACACGCTAAATCTAACTAGTTAGAATTCAATTACTAGCTTAATGTCCTCAATTTGATCAGGAGCTCTAGTAATCTCTCTTCTATTCTCTATGTATACGATTTCTCCAGAGTTTGGTTCCAATTCTGGGGATGCAAGACCTCCAGTAAATGAGATATCCGAAAGGATAGCATCTTGTGAAGTATCAACAGTTCCAGATGCAGTTGAAGTACCACCAACTACTGCATTAGCAGCGTTGGATTCAAATGCAAAAACCTTTCCACTATCTGTATGAATAGATGATGATTGATAATACTTTAAGATACCATTTGTACTATCCCAAGAAACTACAGTTCCTTTAGCAGTACCACCAGTAACAGTCTGTGTAATCGTTTCATCAGCAACATAATCTGCAGTAGCACCATTAACTTTTAATACATTTGTACCACGTAAAGTACTAGCTGATGCAAAGCTTGTCGTACCATATTCATAAGGATCTTGAATAATACCAATACGACGGAAGTCATTATCCACAGGGAAATCACCCGATCCTTCGTCATATGTTAAACGAATATTTGTCATGACACGCTTGGAGAATAATTCGTCCTCAGCGTTTGATCCATGTCCACCTTCTGGGGAAATGACTACTTCTAATGAAGCAGTACCTGCAAAAGCACCTGCAGCTGCAGTTAATGCCAGATCTGTAAACACTTTACCAGTTTCTAAAATAACATTAGCATAGGTATAACCAGTACCAGCAGCAACCACTTCGCTAGAAGAGATTGATCCAGAACCATCTGTAGTGATCTTAATGATCCCTCCTGTACCATCTCCATAGATTGAAGTGTAAAGGTCTTGGGAAGCGGGAAGAGAGGTTCCAGCGTCTCTGATAATAGAAACATGCACACCACCGTCAATGGCAGCATTTTGAATTGCAGTCTTAATTGCGTCACCACTTGCTGCAATTGGCATAAAGTCTGATGAAAGGAATGAAAGAACATCACTCGTAGAAAGAGTGAACATATGCTGCCAAATGTATTCAGCAGTACCGCCTGGTTCTTTAAAGAGATTGTTTGCAAATGCTCCTTGACCACCTGATGGTTGGGTCTTTGGTTCATAAGTTGCATTCTGACCAGTTGGATTTGCGGGATTCTCTCCATTATATAAGCATTTGAACACCTCATATTGAGAGTTCATCACATAAAACTTAGAAGTTGATAGTGAAGTTGATCCCAGTGCTGTTTCAACTCCAATAGCACCGCCGCCACCAGGAGTAGGTGAGTAATTAGGACGGAACATGTCAAACTTTGGATTCAACGTAAGGTTCCAGTTATAACGGGGAACTACAAGGCGAGCGAAAGGACCAGTAACTCTCTTAGCAGCAATCAATTCTTCATAAACAGACTTCTTTTCAGTAAAGTTGTCTAATGGCATTGGAGGAACATCTTCCGTTCCATACCTATAAACACCACTCTTAGAAGTAGCACCACTAGTACCACCAGTAATGGTTGTACCAAATGCTGGAGTAGTTGTGGGTGTTGGTAGAATAGTATTCAGTAACATACTGTTAGAATAGACAGCAGCAACAACGCCACTCCATCCACCACCACTTACTGTTTCACCCACAGTAAAAGTTCCGCTAACGTTGAAAATCTCAAGGTAAGCATCCCACCTAGAAGATCGTCCAACGAAAAAATACATTCTGGTACGATCCGAATCTGCATCATTCGTACCTTCGCTTAGCGATTCTAGAAATTGTTTCGCATTGAAAATTCTAAATTTTTCTGAAATAATAGCTGCCATAGCACTGGTCTCTGTTTGTGTAGTAGACTGGATTTGAATTATTTATATTTATTTATAGAGCGTTTCTTATAAATGTTCCGATGGTGTGTGACTCAATAGTAGTACCATCAACTCCACGTGTGCAACCTATGAAACGATCACTCAATTTACTCGTATAAGAAATTTTTTCTTTTCCTATAGATATAGTCCCTGAATTGGGGAAATTGGTAGTATTTGCATACACCACCTCACCAGTTGCGATATATCCCGCTCCATTTTCATCTGGTAAATCGGATGTATCTAACTGAGTCATATAATAATTTATAGAAGGGTATCCCAAGTTAAATGGATACGCGGAACTTGATGATCCATCAGAAGTAATTTCATATGGTTCTAGTTCTGCTAATTGAACTTCCGATACTGGATCTCCACTAGGAGCTACAATATCTCCAAGATCCATGAATATACTATTCTCCCAATGATTTATATTGTTAAAGAATGTCAAGTCAGGAAGAGCATCACTCCACATAGAGAATCCAGTATGAATGAGACTGGTTTTTTCAATACCAAGATTGGTAACAATGGGTTGATTGTCTATTGATAGTTTGGGTACAATAATAATCATAATATCCGCATCTACTTGTATAGTAGGACTAGCAATAGATGTGGTATTTGCATATTTATTGTAGAAATTATATTCTTTAGATACTACAAATAGAGGAGACATATCAACAATCTTCTGAATAATCAATGTTACATCATATCCAGATGGGATATTCAAAGATGAATCAATAACATAAGAAGACTGAAATCCTTTAATGAAATCAATTACTGTTGATATAGAAACTGGCGAACTTTGACCAATTTTGGATCCAATACCAAGTGTATGGAAAGTATCAATCTTTCTTCCAGACTGCTTGATAATGTCATAACTTCTTGCAGTAACTACCTTAGGTGCTTTAGTGTATCCTGATCCAGGATTTGTAAGTACAATATCAATAATTTGACCACGCGAAACCACAACTTCAGCAGATGCACCACCACCAGTTTGATTTGTAGGTATGAAGTGTAAAATTGGAGGTGTATCATAACCATAAGCAGTTGTTGCTTGATTGATTCCTTCATCATAAAGTAACTGTAAATCTTTTTTATTCCAAGTAATTGTCTTCACAGAACCATTTTCAATTTCACATGTCACACTCAACCCAACACCCCTTGTCTCACCATTATAATTGGTTGTTGTAACTGACCCTAAGAAATCATTAGATACATCTTCACCTACATTATAATTTTTGGGATTGACATATCTTGGTAAATTACTAATCGTTCTGTATACATCTTCACCATTAATTTTGATGATATCATTTGCATTTAAATTGGCAAGTAATCTCTTCTTTTCATAGAAAGATTCATCAGCACGTGGACTTCCATATAACCAAGATGCAGAATTTCTCTGCATTCTATAATTGTTATCAATATCTCTAATTACATTGATGGTATTGGTCGTACCAGTTAACTCATACTCATCAGCAAACTCAGAATCACCAGCAAAGAAAATTGGTGAGTTATCAATTAATGGGTTATTTCCAGCAAGAGTAATAACTAAAATCTGAGATGTTGATGTGTATGTCTTCACATTACCAATAAATTTCTTAACTCCACCAATCTTTTGATATGCAACTTGGAACTTATCGTATGATGTATTATACCAAGATATCCAATCAATAAAACTATTTGCTGAACCAGCATCACAAGTCAATTGAATTTCATTATAATAAGTGTTCCTTTGGAAATCATATAGTGTTACTGTCTGTTCAGTATCTCTACCATACAGTAACACAATCTCAATCTTGTTGTCTTTAAATATTTTCTTAGTAAATCTAATGGCAGGACCATTAATAGTATAAGAGATATTATTCTTCTGCAAAATTCCATCTATAAAGACAAATGCAAACCTAGGATCATCTACATTCTGAACTTTATTATTCTTAGAATTTAAAATTAAGAAAGGACCAGAAGATCCTGTCAAAATTCCTGATGTATCAATTTCACACCTAATATAATTACCAACACCATGAGCAAAGAACTTCTCAACTGCTAATGGTTCGTATATTGACTTTGTATTTTCTCCCTGACCCCAAATTGGAGGTTGAGCAAACACCACTTTATTTGGTGTAGTTGTTCTATCAATAGTATATGCAGAATCATGCTGAAGAATACCACTAAGAGCAATGAATAGATTTTCATTTATCTCTGTACTTACTGCAGTACCATCTTCATAATACAGATCAAATATTTTATTTTCACCATCAATATAATCTGGATGTGAAAGAGTCACAGTTTTCGGTCCTGTGTTTATAGTCTCCCTAACATTACCCATTAAGGAATCTAATGAAGAAACAACATCTTCACATTCTTTTAAAACGCCATTAACCAAATCTGGATCCTGAAGAATGTTTATATTTGAATAAGAATTAAATGTGGTCCAATTTCCAACAGAATTGTCGTTCTGATCTACCTTATCAATTCTATTAGGACCACCTTCCAAAGTTCTTCCGATTATATCAATATAAGTTGTTATAGCACTTTCAACTTCAGCACATACAGGAGTTGATGTATCAACACGAATACTAGTATCAGTGACAGATCCTTGATTTTTTACTGCTAAAATCATCAAATCTCTTATATGATCATGTGCAAAAATTACTTCCATCAATTCATTCTTGATGTAATTAATATCATCATTAAGGAAATAACTTTCCGCAAATTCAAGTACTTTACGATTTCCACCATAACGCAAACAATACCCTACAGCATCAACCAAATACCCAAGATCTCTCTCACACTTAGTAGTGTACCCAGTTAGTGCAAGATTCGGGTATTCGGCATTAATAGCAGAAATAGTAGAAGAAATCATATCAGTTTTGTTCTTCACCAACAATGTTGATGCATCGTAATACATCCCATCATTAAAACCACTCCAACCGAATATCATCTGGGCATTGCCAGAAGAATCTGGTGTTAGTGCAACAGCATTGTTACTAACCTTAATTGTTCTTAAATCTACAATTTCAGTAATCTTAGTATTTGATGGGAAAGCACGTCCAGCACTAACTTTAAGACCAATAGCAAGATTATCACTATTAGAAACAGTAACAACATTTGCCCCAACTGTCCAAGAAACTTGACGATCTATATAATCCCAATTTCTTACTGCCATCTTACATAAACGAATAGCATATTCAAATGCATCAATCGTTGCTTCTATTTCACCAGAAATATAATCAAGAACACCTTCTCTAAAATAAGATTCTGCAGCAATAATAGTTTTCTCATTTCCACCGAATCTCAAATCATGCTCAAATGCGTCCAATATCAAACCGATATCGCGATAACACTTTACACTTAAATTTGTCCATGGGAAATTAGAATACACAGACTTGATATAACCAAGTGTTTCTGACTGAATAAATCTTCTATTCTGATTTATTTGGTTTGCTGCATCAACCCAAGTTCCACCTCTATGGAATATATTTCTAATCTTCTTAAGATACTTTAAATTCAAGTCATCATTCTTGAATTGGAACCTTCTTCCATAAAACTTCACACCAGAAATATCTTGCCCATCTTTAAGTGATGGACCTAATGGTGGAGAAGTAAATATGATTTTATCACCGGATACTGTATAAGCAACTCCAGGTTCTTGTAAAATACTATCAAGAGTAATTGTTAATGCCTGATTGTTGTATGGAATTACCAAATTGCCATTAGCATCAACAATATTGAAAACTGTTTTACCCTGAAGATTACCCTTATCACCAAAATTACCATCAAATGCTTCAGTTAAAAATACTTCTGTGGAGACAACTTCGGAAGTGTTGAATGATTCTGTTGCAACAGACCCAACCCCCTTCTCAACTTGCAAATTCTCCATTAAAACAATACTTTGAGTGATCTTCTTACTAGTTCTAATTACAGAAATTTTATTAACTTCTGGATCCCAAAGTTGCACAACACTACTAGTAGTAACACTAGTATTATCTTTCATGGAAGCATCAGAAGAAGATTCAATCAATACTTCACCAAAAACCTTAAATCCAGCTGGGTGTGTGGTTTTCTTAATTAAAGATCTCCAAGTATCAATTGAAGTTTTTGACTTTACCAAATACGAATAATCTTGATAATAGAAAGAATCAACAATTCTCTGATTCTGATCACTAATTTTTCCAAAATCAGACTTGTAATAACCTTGATTATCATAATACGTATTAATTACAGGAGAGAATTCTGTAAATTGAATTGATTCTAATCTTGCTGTTTTATTTCTAGAAAGACCAGTAATATCTTTACCTTTTCTAAAAACGCCTTTCACTTTATTGATGAGTAGTACATTTGAACCACTCCTCCATGAAGTTACCTTTGCCCTAGCAACTTCAACTGATCCAAACTTCTGAACAATTGTTTCACCAACAGCAAAAGAATCAGATTGAAATCCAGTCAATGTTAATACAAAGTTAGATCTAAAAGATGATGATAAAGTATTATCACCATGGAAAGAACCACCAGTATTAATAACATCAATGTTTCTAGGCACACCAATATCAATACTATTGATAAAACAAGAAACATCAGATTCTGCTATCTTGATAATGGGTGGTTCAGTATATCCAAAACCACCATCAATAATTTGAATACCTGTAATTTTTCCTTTATCAATTACCGCCTTTAGTTTACCATTCCCACTAATACTAATAATAGGATTTGAATAATCATCTCCAAATTTAGTTAGTGAAATACTAATAATCTTTCCTTCTTCAATGCTGCATGTAGCTACCGCAGTATTTGATAAAGTAGGTACAACTCCAAGGACAATAGGAACCTTCTTATAATCACGTCCAATATTAATAACACCTATGCTATTAATTTTACCGATAGAAAATCTTGATTTGGATGTATATGTAATGCTACCACTTCCGTCATTAGTTGCTACAATTCCAGTATCATATACAATTTTATCGCTTGTTACATATATCGCAGACTTATTACCCTGCAAGGGATCTTGAATGACATTTAAGTATGCATCTTCTGCTTTTACATTATTATTCCTATCATAATAGAAATACTTCTTGTATGGATTTTCTACTTTCTTTGTGTAAGTATTTGATGCGATTCTCGGTCCAAATCCAAATTTAAAATCTAATCCAGTATTATTAATATTCTTCTCTGGTGTTTCTATATTTAAATTCTTGCTGGGAGATAAATCAAAGTTTACTCCCACCATTGATGTGTGTTCAGTATTGAAAGAATATTTGTATCCTTCTTTAATATCAATGTTTATATTCTTTTCATAGACACCATTCTGAGTTTTGGAAAACTCAAAGCATAACACAGGATCAGATATACTAACAATTTCAACAAGTCTTTGATCTGCACTTTCATCAAAGAATACTGTACTTAAAGTAATATCATCAATATCTGCAATAGTTTGTGAATATTCAAAGGTAACTACAATCTTTTGGGTAATTGAATCATATGATAGTATAGTACCATCATTATTATCTGGTCCAATATTATAACCAGATGAGATATTATATCCAGCATCATGTAGTACTACAGATGCTCCATCAAAATGATCTACCTTTAAAGTACCAGAAATTCCTCTCTGAACTGTTAATGTATCACCAGACTTACTAATAACTTTTAAAATTTCATTACCAATTTTCAAATAGTCATTAACTGTAATACCAATAGTACTGTCTAGATTAAGAACAGCGTTCTGAATTGAAAATCCTGTATGATCAACACTTAAAACTAATGATGGTGTAGTATTATCAGACTTTATTACAACATTAGTTCCAATAGTAACTTCATCAAAGATCTTATATCCTGTTCCTTTCTCTGTTATCTCTACAGAAATGATACTATTATCAGAAGATACTACAATGGTCGCCTTTGCACCACTTCCAGATCCACCAAGAACTGCGATGTCAGGATATGTACCAGGAATGTAATCTTCACCACCATTAAGAATACGTAATCTACCAATTCCAGTATCGCTGAGAACCCTTGTCACCACTGGGGTTTTGACTACTGCTTCTTGATAAATTCTAGATCTTACATAATAAACGTGTTCGGTAGTTGCATCATTAGGGTTAATATCAATATCAATAATATCGGATTCTGCAACACCATGATCATCAGTAGTTGATAGAATAGCAACATTGTCTTTCAATGTGAAAATAATCAAATTCTCACTTAAAGAATTGATTGATACTATTTTTGAACCAGTAGTGTTAATTAAATCAGAGCTTCTAAGGTATAGTGTATCAGAAACAGAAAAATTACCAGTAAGTACTTTAATTTTTACAATATTTTGTTTTGATGTAGTTTCTAATACTTCACCTGTTGCAACTGCTGCTACGAGACCATCAGTGAACTCTAATGTCGCACCTTTAGTGTATGAAGAGTTTTGAGTCAGTAATAAAGAAAGTACCTTTGTGTTTGATGATAGTACATCTGTACTATTAAATGTTCCTGTTACATCACGGAGAGCAAACTTAGTATTACTAAAGACATTACCTACAATCTTTCCAGTAGCACCAGTTGCTGACTGGGTGATAGTATCTCCATCAAAAAGGTATGCAGTTGTTATTAATTCTGTATATAAAGATTTTGTATCCTGCGATTCAATGCTAACTACATTCCTTCCCTTAACTGAAGAAACTTCTGCTTGAGCACCAAAACCACCAGTATCTGAATCATCAACAATTAATGAAGATCCTACAGAGAAATTATCAGTACTGTCAAAGATTGAAACAGAATTGATACTACCTCGTTTAACATCATCAATTTTTGCTAATGCTAATTCTCCATTATTTGAAATTCCAGTAGTCCTAAGTCTTTTGGCATTTACTGGAATATCATCTTGAGAAATTTCCGAATTGTAATTTGAATCAATTGGTAATGAATAATAATTTTCACCAATAATATAAGGGAATGCAGGTTCATTAAAGGTGTCAATGGTTACGAAATATGCATAAGTTCCTTCTGGGAAATCTGGAGTGATGCAATATCTTCCATTGTTCTCATCAAGTGTTCCATAACCATCAACGTAGGTATAGTCATTGATAAATGTACCAATTGGGTATGTTGCTAATAATGGACCATTTGGTCTATTAGCATTCTTACTATAACTACTAGTCATCTTCACAATAGTACTATTGTGATCCATTGGATCTAGATGACCAAAAGCACCATATATGGGGTTTCCATCATAAGCAAAACCTATGATTGATGAATGAACAACTCCATTATCATTTGACCTTATAGTTGTTGGTGCAGCATAATATGCATAACCATATCCTTTAGAATTTACTTGATTTTTTAAGAAGTAACCATTATCGGCATCTAAAGACGACTTATTTTTATTATACTTATCTTTTCTCCATTCCTTGATAGTTGCAATTCCAGTAGCACCAGAACCAACAGCAATAATCTCTACGACTACATTATCCTGAGTATATAAGTTTCCACCATTTACCTTTTCAAATCCAGTAATCTTTCCATCGTTTGAAACGATAGAATTGTAAGTTGCAAATCTTCCTCTACCAGCAATATCGGTTATTCTTACTTGTGGAGGAGAAGAATAATATTCGCCAGGATTATCAATAATAAGACTAGTAATTACACCATTTGTTACAATGGCACGTACTACAGCATTTCTACCAGAAAGAATCTCAACTGTAGGAATTTGAGTGTATAAACCTGGAGTATCAACAATAACTGATTCTACAACTTGACCAGCAAGTTTTGTTCTAGCTAGATCAGAAACACCATCAATCAATACGAATGGTTCTTTAGTATAACCAGATCCTCTAGTAATTACTGCAATAGACTGGATAGGACCATTATTAACAACTTCATCATCCTTATAACCCAATAAAGGAATTCCATTTATTGCAACACCAACATCTCTATACTGAGTTTTGTATATTTCAGTTGTTGCTATTGGATGCTTTCTGACAATCTTTAAAAGTTTTTGATCTTGTGCATCATTAGGTAATGTTCCAATGGTGTGTGAAGGGAATCCAGATGAAGCGATATAATATCCTTCACCATCCTCAAAAATTGCAGATACGTTAGTATTGAGATCTGCAATTGCAGCAGTACCAGTACTGGTAATCCATCTAAGATTATTTTGTAGATCGTTGATTCTAATATCATTAGATAAGAATCCAGATTCAGAAATTTCTACTAAATCTCCAGGATTTGAATAAGGACTCTCTATAGAATTCTCTAATCCATAAAGAACACCAAATACTAATAAATTAACAGAATCAGAAGAAATATCAGCACCATAAGTAACAGATGTTCCTGCTGTGTATGATCCAGTACTTGTTCTATTCTTAATAATAAACTGATTTATATTTTTATCTTCAAATGTGAAGGTTTCATCGTCAATAATGAAAGTTCCTTTCTTACCCCAACCCATTGTTGAGAAAACATTAACTCTATCGCCAGTATTCAATGTTGCTGAAACATTACCTGTCAATTTGGTCTTTAATGCAATATCAAACTTACCATTAACACTTTTTTCTTCTAATACAATATCATATAATTCTTCACCATCATAAGTACCGCTATACTTTACATTATCAACAATAGCAGATGCATAATTACCATCTGTGTTTTGAGTAATATATTTCCCGATTAAATTATTTGGATCACCAGAAAGAATCTTTGCTCTTAATGCATAAACCTGTACCCAATTTGATTCTGAGGATTTTAATGTAAATTCTCTAGGATATGCAATCTCTGGTTCTGGATCATTATCAATTAAACATTTAAATAAGAATTTGATTGACTTGTCAGTTCCTTTTGATTGATAAAAGGAAGAGATATTCTTAATTAACGTTCTTTTATCAACACCTTCTTTCAAATATGATTCTGGAAAGTCTGCAAGGTATTGCTTCTCAAAGCTCTTTATAAGAGCATATAAAAATAGATTACTAATATTTTGTACTAATATCCCATTACCATGAGGACTTGCTTGTGTAGTAACAAAAGTACTAGATGTGTATAGATCTCCTAATGTGGTATTTCCACTAATACCACGGCTTACTTCTAAAAATTGTGTGTCTGTTCTCTCTGCATAGAAACAGATTTCCTCACCAATCTTGATATACCCACCATTCTTAGGGAATGATGTTGCATCCTCCACAGTAACAGTTTTATCTGTAGGACTAATATCCCCATCTAAAATAGTTGATTGCTTAAGTACATTCTTCTCATAGAAATCAATATCGCGATAAGTTTCTAGATTCGTGATGATGTCTGTAGACTGTCCCTGCAATTCCAATTGCTCATAATACTTTCTTATGAACTTACCAAAAAGTTCATAATCTTCATTTATGAAGTCTGGTAACTGGGACTCAATTAAGAATGAGATTTTATTAGCAGTCTTAAGCATCTACCACTACTCTTTGTATGCTACAAATGTACTTTTTGATATATCTACGTCTAGATAAACCTCACGTTTAACTTCAATATCTTTATTGGCAGGTTTCACTCTCAATTCAATCCGATTGTCCGAGAATGATCCTTTTAAGATCGTAAAGTTGTATAATATAGTTTCACCTTTATCATAATTAATCACTCCAACAGAATCATCTAGGAGAATTTTTTCTCCAGTCAAAGAATCTAGTCTATATAGGACAATTTTACCATCTCTGTCTTCCAAATAAGAGGTATATTCTGGATACTCAAAGACTGTCATACCAGTAGAAGAAAGAACAGGATTATCGCAATCTTTCAGGAACGCATTCTGATAACAAACCTCATAATAACTTGATGCGTTAATCTGAGCATAAAAATCCTTCCGTAATGTAATACTAGTATCATTAGAATTAATTGCACGATCTGATCCGTCAATTACCCCAATAAACTTACTATACCTAAACTTACCGTTATATTTCTCAGTTCCAGAAGTCTCTAAGTACTCCTGAATTGCAGTTGCCGCAGATGATGCTATCTGAGTTGGTAATGCATTAGTTTTCGTACCATCATAACTGATCTTACTATTAATCTCAACATAAAGAATAGAAGGATCAATAAATTCTGGTTTTATAGAAGCAACTGTATACTTCTTAAGTTTATCGTATAAGTTTTTCTTTGTTAATGCGGATAATGATGATGCTTGTGTTGGCTTCACTGAGATGAATACTTTACCATATGCTGGAGGTTCTTGATCCTCACCACCAAAAACAATGATATCACCAACTGCTGGATACAAAGTCCTTACAATAGCAGCATAATCATTCGTCGTAACCGCTCTATTCTGTGCTCCATATACCTTAGGAGCATTATACTTAATCTTCTCAATACTTTCAATTGCTGCACCACCAGATGCCTTACTGGATGGTGTGACAGATCCCACTGTAAATGGAACACTAACTGCTATTCCATCATCATCTTCCAATCTACCATTAAAGGTAAATGATTTTGCACCATTAGAGTCTGGTCCATTTGTTGTTATATAACTCATCTCAACAACTTGACCATCTTCTAATTTCTTTCCTAATACACCATCACCAAAGAAGATTTCATAGTTCTCGTCTTCAATTTCGCTAATGAAGTATACTTTATCATCTGAACCAATATTTAACACTTCACCTGATTTGAATTCATCAAATATAGATGATTGTGCTGATTGATACACATTAATTGATAATGTATCCAAATCAGCAGATGAATTTTCAATTTTAAATCTTTGATTCTTTGCTGCACCATCAATAACAGTTTTTGTTTGAATGTATGCACCTTCATATACAGGTACATCAACAAAAGATGCAACACCATTAGAAACTTCTACTTTCATATCGTTCTTCAACACATAACGATACAAAGTGTTGTCATAATTAGTAACAAATCCCGTTCCTGCTTTAAAAACTACTGAAGCAGGTGCATTATTAACAAATGTAATGTTAAAACTAATAACCGCCTTTGGTGCGGTAACTGATTTTGGTGAATAACCTAATTGCTTTGCCAGAGACACTACATTGTCTCTAAGAGTCGCTGAATCTAAGAATAGTTCATTCACCACCATGTTGGTGTTAAACGCTGTATAATACGTATTATATGCTAATACGTCTATCATCTGACTTAAGGCAGATCCTTCAAAGTCATAATCAGTAAAATCTGTTTGTGCTCTCATGTATTCTTTGAGAGCTGTTTTGATTTCTATAAAATCTAAATTGTTTAACTGGGTATATGGCATTATCTCGTCCTTGTCAGGAAGAATTCTACTTGGATAGGTGTAACATCAGATCCTCTAATAATATAAGTCATCTCAACATCAAAACCATTATCATCATAATTTGGTATTACTTCAAGAGACTCAACCGAAATTCTAGGTTCAAATTCCGAGATTGTTCTGATAATACTGTTCCTAACAAGTCCTGCAGTACCATAATCCAGTTGTTCAAATAGATAACTTCTAATATTTGAACCATAATTTGGATTAAATAATCTTTCACCTTTATTAGTTAGTAACAAATTAACAATTGCTTGCTTAATAGCAGCATTATCTTTACTGACGACAACATCGTCAGTAATTGGATGTTTCTTAAAGGTGATATTAATATCTTTAAAAGATATATCAGAAGTTGCCATTAAGAGTATACGATGTCACTAGTTATTTAGTGACTTAATTCAACACTCTGTTGGTCCACCCCATCGTTCAATAAAGTCCTTATTCTGGTTTTTCAATTTACGTTGTTCGTTATAGCGCGTAAAATGACGTTCACTCTCAACTTCAGTAATCAGGGTCATACCACTTTCAATGAATACTTCACCTTTATCTACTGATCCATCTAAATGTGCAGGATGTGTCATTGTATTTTCTCCATTAATATTCATAGGTTTAATTCCCCACCACTATTTACTAGAATCGGCGCTTCGGCGGCGCCACGGATAATCATAGAGCTAACTTAGAAAATGAAATTATCATCAGAAAGGTTAACATAATAACCACATCCCATGATTTAGTTCTGACAAAATATGGGACACTGATTGTATCTGCAATTAGATGCATCATTGCCCCATAAAATGTACTTACATGTAATACCATAAAATAAGCAGTGATAACAAGGAATGACCCTATTATCCTGAATGTTGTGTCAAGTGTCATCTCACCAGTCTCACTTCCTTCCCTGACCTCTTCTCTTTTTTCTTACACCATTACGTGAAGTCGCAGCATACTTTGTATGCTTCCCAGATCCCTGACGAGTTTTCTTGGGTATGGACTCAATTGTATCTGCAGTGCCGTATGCACCTACTTTTGTTCTTGCCATGATTAACTCTTAGTACCAATGATTATTGTAGGATAGATTGTTAAACCTGTCAAGGGCCTAGGATTAGGTACTCCGCCTACGGCTTGTACTGCATCGCCACTGACAGGGACTAACACCTGATCCATGTATACGCCACGTACTGCTGGGTTCTGTACACCAGTTATACCTGTACGTACCAATGGTGGTGGTAATGGTGGTATTAGATTGTCCCACGTGCCCTGTACAGGCAACGGAGGTAGCACAGGGTTCACTATGTTAATTGGAAACCCTGCAGGTGGTTTCGTAGTTGCTCCTACGTAGGTACTAGTACGTATTGTAGGAAGTGGTGTAGGGTAATTTGGAGGCGGAGCACTTGCAATAACCATTGGTGGATATTTTGAATTTGCTTGCTCCACTATCACAGAAAGTGAATCAATTGCTTTATCATCTACAATCATACCAGGTGTTACAAAATCTACGCCCGGTATTCCTTGCGGTGTATCACTCATTCCTTAACTCCTCCACTGCTTTGTATAGTTCATCCAATGTCTCTGCTATCGTCTGATAATTCTCCGATTCTGGTGGCTTGTACATCAATTGGGGGCGTTCTAATGATAACACCTTCTGCTCCACCGTTATCAATCTCTCTGACAACTGTTGGAGTAATTCGTTGTACTTCTGCATTGTCAATTGGTTGTCTACTGTCATTATCAACACCTGTATATCTTTTTGCTGCAGCACTTTCAAATTGATCACAAAATGTGTCAAAATTATTCAGTGCATTATTGTAGTAATTGTCTTCCATTTATGATCCTATTACTCCGAGTCTTCCAGATACTTCGGGATACTTATCTAATGGATTCTCTCCATCCGGAAATCTCATTAACCCTTCAAGTTCAATTACTTTCCCTTCTAACCCTACAAGACGCTCCGCAATCTCTTGGATTACATCTGCCATCTTATTGATCTGTTGCTGTTGTACTGCTAATTGAAACATGGGATCCTGCTTCAATGGATCGCCAATTGCATCCAACGGCGTTTCTGATGTGATAATTACTTTTTCGTCTTTCATGTGTTCTTTACGTATAGGAGGTTTGTTTAGTTTCATAATGCTATCTGCTGAGGCGACTTTTTACACCATTTTTTTGCTGGGAAATTTTTTCAAAATTCATGCAAAGGTGTTTTCAATTTTCAAATTCCTCTAAGGATATTTATCTGTGGGGAAATATTTATAGGTCGTTGGGATACTTTTGTAGGTTAGTGAATGGGTAGGAGTCCCAAACCCGCTTGGCGACCCGGCAAAACCCCACAGGGGGGGCAAACCACTGTCATACTGTGAAAAACAGTAAAAAAGACCGCCTAATGGCGATCTGAAATATTCCAGCGGGACCACTGCCCACAGGAGGGAGCAGGACGGAGACCCGCTCTGATTTCGTGTCTGATCTGCTCCTCTCTCAGTTCTTGCTCTACCATTTTGTGGCAGAACTCGGTCATGTTCGGAGAGCAGATGAAAGCGTTTGTGTTTTGCATACCCATAGTATAGGGGAGATCTCAGCACTGTGGTGCAATAGTGGACAGTTCAGGAAGTGGTCTTGAAAACGACTATCTTCCTGTTGAACCGTGCCATAATGCGGTTAGTCAATCTCAGCATACAGAATCGTAAGGGATGGAGGTTTTAGAACTGCTCACGCCAACCCATGGGATAGGATCGCCATTGCCAACGTGTGCCCAACGCCAGATGATCATCTCAGCGCCGTCATCATCATCCGACCATGCATGAGCAATCCGATATGCATGATTGATATCGGTTGCCCACTCGCACCCGTGCTGATCAAAACTCTTTGGCATTGTGCCAAAGGATCTTGGTTGAACAGCGAAGCAAGCGGTAGGCATGGTGTTTGGTGATGATTGTATAATTGTAGCAGGTCGGGTCATCGCATGACCATGTTAGTAGACACTTGTGAGATCATCACACTGTCTTGTCTAAACATGGTTTTGTATGCATTCCCGATCTGCTCAAACTTGGGCAGCATCTCAGCGAGTTCTGATTCTGGCATTTCAACGTAGAGGATTTTGCATTGCTCCTCCTCGCCTTTCCAAAATCCGATGCCGTCTATGAAAGTACCGAACTCAAGGAGAGGCATGATGACAGTCCGAATAAAATGGTCCATCATGCTATCGTTGACTGTACCTGCATCGGGGATATTGCGCCCTAGTGTCAGTTCCAATCGGATCATACGAAAAATGCAAAGGGGTTGGTTTGTTGAGGAGTGTAACCAGACTTCGCGTCGGTCTCTCGTCTCAACATTTATACTATACACGAAAAAAGCACCCCGTGGGGTGCTGGTGTGCAGTTCACTGATTGTCTAGTCTCCAGTTCATCGTGTCCATAACCCCTATGTCAAAAATGCGGGTCAGGTGTTTGTGGATCCTGTCGCGTGGTGCGTCCTCAAGCAGTCGGATATAAATCCAGTGAGTTGAGTTCAGCAAGTGCTCAGAAAACCA